CCATCCCACATAGAGACGGTTGTTTGTGCTTGTAGTCCAGTCACAGAAACGCTGCCAGTTGTCAAATGGTTTTGTTAGTGTGGCTGTAGTCATTTATAAAAAGGTTTAAAAAATACCGGGAATAATTTGTCCAGTAGTTATGTATGCGCCGAGTGCTGCGACAAAGCCAAGCATGGCTAGCTGTCCATTAGTTCTCTCAGCTTGCTCCATTAAGAAGCCTTGTTCGTTTTCGTTCATAAGTCTAGGTGGTGTTTCTTTTGCAAAGATATTTTGCTTACCGTATTCGGTAGTCGTAGTCATTTAATTAAAAGATAGGTGAATGGCGAGGATGAAAGTTCAGGTCGCCATGTCTACCTACTTCTTCTTAGTACCTTTCTTTTTCTTAGGAGGTCTACCTACTTGTGAGCCGTAGGTTCCTTTTCCGTATGGAGCCATAGTTAAAAATTAATGTTAGAGCGTTCTAGTTTCCGCATGATTGCTTCACGATATGCGGGGTCGTCACTGTATCTATCATCCTCCATGGCTTTAACCATTTCAGCCTGACTGTTAAAGACATCTCCAGTAGCTTTAGGTGCTTTACCTGTAACCATCTGGCCGTCTTTACCTGTTCTATCTTGATACTTAAGAGCTACTGATTGAACTGCAAAGTAAGCAGCTAGTGGGTTTCCCAACTCCATTACTTTGTCGTATAACTGTATCTCTTGATCATTAAGATTTTGCTGAGCCCAGCTCATCATGTTGTTGTAATTAGCTGAGCCTCCTACAAGTCCATGAATCTTGCCTACTTCACCTTCAGAGAATTCTCTTTGAGCTGGTTGTCCTTGCTTAGATCTCATCTCCATTGCTTTCTTAGCAACTTCAATAGGATCCATTTTCTGTATCTCTTCGAAGGTAGCCTTATCTAATTTATTAGTTGAGCCTTGCTCCCAAAGAGTGTCTAAAATATTATCCTGAACTTGTTCATCAGGTTCTTTCTGATTTTGATTCTCTACTTTATTAGAATCCTCAGAAGATTTTTCGCCTAATTTTTTTTGGAGTTCTATGTGAGCTTTCTCTAGATCTTCAGCAGTCTTATATTTACCTGCTAATAATGTCTCTTGCTCAGCCTCTAGTTGCTCTCCAACCTTAAGAGAATCTTGCTCTTCCTCAGTAAGATTTTCGGGAGAAGATTCTGTCTCTACTCCCTCATCCATGCTGTACGTTTGTTCGTCACTCATATTTATTCAGGGGTGGTTCTTTGGTTAATCAATTCAGGATTCTTTGAAGGGTCCATCATTGGTGTCTTCATTGCATCAACTGCCAGCTGTTGTTGCTGTTGTTGCATTGCCATTTGTTGTGCTTGTTGCTGTTCTTGTTGTATCTCTTGCATTGACCTAACAAGATTCAATACATCAATACCTTGTGCAGCTGCAAGTCTCTTAATCACTTCCTCTGGGTTTACATGCTTAACTATTGCCTCTGGTCCCATTGTCTGAGCAATGGTTGTTAGGAACTGACCAAGGCTGGCTGCATCCTGACTCCTACCTAGTGCATTTACACCAGCTACAATTGTAGGCTTGACAATGTTCTTAGGTAAGCGAGGGATCTTTCCATTCTTTTGGAATTGACTAAGTATTCTGCTTAGGTATGGCAGTAAGAACTCTGTAGTGAGTAGGCTGAACAGCCCTCCCAATTGTTGTTCCAACTCCATCTGTGTGAGGCGTACCTCTTCCGCTGTAGTGCGTTCTGAATTTCTGACTTGCATAACTAAGAACGCTTCATTAAGTCTGCGTTCTAAAGTCTGAGTCATTTCAAATGCTGTTCTAAAGTCAGCTGTTTTTCCTACCTGTACGACTCCTATGTCATCAGGTCTACCCTGTACGATTGCACCGTTCCCAGCGTTAGCAAGGGTACTAGGTTTCGTGGTACTGCTGGGGCTCACTGTAAAAACGACTTTTGCAGCTGCAGCACTACCCTCCACAAGGGCTTGTGATAGTGCTTCTAATGATTTTAAGTCGCCAATAAACTGACCGACTCTTCCCCGTCCATAGTCCTCTCCATCAACCGTATTGAACCTGAGAGCTATCCATGGTGTTACATCGACGGGTGCTTTCCCGTGGGATTTTTCTAATACTTTTCCGTGGACTTCCTGATGCCAGACGTATCTGTTGTTGTCTCGTGTGATGTGTGTATAGATATCACACTCTTCAACATTATCAGTACTGCTATCAACAACTGAGTCATACTCATTGAGCATATCCTCTGGTAGTTGATCCTCTATTAATTTTTTAGCAATAGTTTCTTTCGTGACTATTTCAATCACATTGCTGTTGCCATCTCGTTCTACGACGTAGCGGTTAAGCGGATATAACTTCAGACCATCCTTACCCATAAAGACTAAAGCATTACCAGTCACTACTAGGTGAAGTAAGGCTTCATGTATAACAACACGATCATTGGAAGCTGCAATAGCCTCCAAGATAGTGCGTTCAATCTTTGCAAATGATAAGTCTAGTTCTGATTTAACTTGTGGTCCAAACTCCTGTCCGAGCTGTGTCTCATCTACCTGCAGCTTAAAGAAGCTGGTTTGAACAGGAACCATCGCTAACATCAGCTTTGCTGCTAGCGTAACGGCTCCTTTCGCACCAACACTTTGCCAAGGTGTAGGTAGATTACGCATTCCCTTTTGGAAGCTGTCACCTGTAATTAAATATGGAAGAGTTAATTCTGACGCTTGTTCTGCTTCGTCTAGAAACTGGGTACGTTCGCCTGATAAATAGTCATACCTAGTTTTAGCTGTCATATTATTAGGTTATATTTTGTAGACCAGTAGTTACGTTTTGTCCACCACCAGATCCAAGGAACTTAAATGCATTAAGAGCATTCATAATATTATTCATACCTGTATTAGGTCTTACTCCACCGGGAGAGAAACCACCATAGCCACCGTAGCCATAGCCAGATCCACCACCGAAGCCACCCATACCTTGAAGTGCTTGCATGAACTGTAAGAACTGATCGAACTGTGAACTCTGTTGGGTTTGCTGAGTATCACCTGTATCGTTTAAGAAAGACTTAAAGGCATCAGCATCAGCGAATTGATTCCACCAACCGCCATCAGCAGCAGCTTGTTGGTTGTCATCAGCAGCCGCTTGTTGATTGTCATTGGCGTTGTTGTTGTTTGCTGCTGTAAGATCTGCGATTTGCTGCTGTAATGTAGATACATCATCATCCTTATTAGGACCACCGAGAGCTATAACACCTCCGCCATATGGATCTTCAGAAACAATGGAACCATCCTCATCAACGGTGGTATCAGTTATTGTAGGTAGTGTGGCAGTTGCATCGTTTGCTGTACCAACAATAGGATTACCAGTGGCAACAGTACTATAATTAGGATTATCAGTACCAGCCGTAACTCCTAATCTATTATTGATTATATTTTGATTTGTTTGTGTATTATTAGTAAAAGGATCAAATGAATCTGAGTTCATTATTCCTTGTTGCCAAGTATTACCAGCATTAAAATCAAATATATCACCATCAAAGTTTTCAAAGTCTGAATGCTGATTAGTCTTAGTACCACCAGCCATTACCATTCTATCTAGGTCAGCTTCAGAGATACCACCTTCACCTGCATTATCTACAAGTTGTTGTCTATTTAAAAATTCTGAACCACTTGTAATACCTCTACGTACATCTGCATCACTTTGTCCTAGCCACCAATCAGCATCGAAGTCTGACTCGCTACCAAAGGTTGCATCTCTACCAAGTAACTCGTTATACAGGGCGTTTACACCCGCTTGATCTAAAGCCATTTAATTGTCCTCACTAGTACGTTCTTTTATCCACTCCACAACTGACCGTTGGCCGGAGCGATACATAATTTTTTCCATTGAATCATCAGGATTGAATTGGGGAGGTGGATAGATTGCCTCTAGTTCTACGAGGACTTGATCAAGAGTTGGTCCAATAACCGACTCAAGAATATTGGGGGAGGTTGACATTGCTATGCTCGAAAAAGGCAGGCATCCTAGCTGACTTTGTAGAATTTAGTTGTGGGGCTTTCCCTTCATACATAAGTCGATCACTAACATCTAGCCAAAATTTTTTGTCTAAATATTTATCGCCGTAAGTATTTTTACTTAGCGGCTCCATTATCCAATTGATAGTGGCTTTCCTAAGTTTATCCAGAGATTTACTAGGAGTAAGACCCATATCAGCACATACGAGGCTATTAGCGGCCACGTGTATCTGTTCGTCTCTGGAAATATCAGCTGATACCGTTCTGAGACCAGCATCGCCATTAAACCTAAAAAAAGGCAAAAGTACAAAGAATATAGCACGTTCAGCTACTAATGCTTTAAGTATTTCGTGGTCAGGATGAGCCATCCACGCATCCCTTAATCGGAATGCTTCAGCCTCAGCCTTTTCATCAACGCCTATTGCGTTGGTAATATAGCCAAGTGCAAGATCATGTCTAATCTCATCCTTGACATTTGATTCTAAGAGAGTCCTCGCAGATGCGGGAACCTCCTTTCCAAGTGTCTCAGTAATCCAGTCACCCACTGGTATTTCCATGTGGCGTACTGCGAGACAACGGTAGAGGGTTTCTTCTGCTCCCTCTTTAAGCTTTCCAGCTGTTGTTTGGACTGGTGTCCATGTTCTCTTTCTTCTGAGTAACTTCTCATATGGGTTCATTCTTGACAATCGCATTGGGGTTCGTTGTTTAGAATCCCTTGCAAATAATCTTGGACATCATCCTCGTCTAACGCTGCATATGCACTTGACTTATCTTGTGTGTCTCCCATCACTTGCAATGAATAATAAAGTGAAGTTTGGGGACTATCTA